AAAGCCCCACACCCTGACCTCGATCTCCTCACTGCTTAGTTGCTGGTTCGGCTGGTTTTGTTGCGTCAATTTGCTTCTCCAAGATAGGGGCCACTAAATATTCAGGGCAGTCTTGAGTGAACAAGCACCGGGGCTTGGAGCATTCAGGCTTGTGGAAATTGTCCGGGTTTTGGCAAGCGTAGCGGTAAGTGTTGTCACACCCCACCAGCGCCAGCAAAACAAAAATCAGTGCAATTTTCATATGCCTAGTTTCTCCAAGAAGGCTTCAATGACTCGGTTGGCGATCTCTGGGGGCAAGAACTGAAGAAACTTAAACCCCACCCAAATAAAGGCAAGGTAGCAGTTGATTTTGATCCACTTGTCAAAACCATCTTTGGCTTCTTTCCACTTGTCCATGTCATGAACCGCACCCGTAGTCAGAACAGTAAAAGACAATTTCCAGAATGCCCCAGAAGAGGATGATCGCAATGACAGAGATAAGCGTGATGGCAATGGTCAACTCAATCACCTCTTTGCGTCTCTTGGCTGCGTTGACTGCACGGGCAGCTTCTCTGCGCTGCTCGGCAACATCCTCTTGGTTCATCTCCGCAACACGCTGCTGGATGTTGTTCCAGATGTCCATGTTGTTGGTGGAAAAGAACATACCCTTGAGTTGTTCCTCGAAATCCCTTTGAGCCTTCAGCGCCAGTTCGATCTCAATGGCCTTGCCCATGTTGGAGCCGCCAGCCTTCTTGGCCTCTTGCGCTGCCTTAGTGGCCGTGTGCTTGGCATCAAAGTACTTGCCGATCAGCGGGCCAAGGCTTGAAACATCATCAACAGTCGCTGATGCCTTTTTGATCATGTTGACAGCCGCGCTCACAGCGGCCATAGCAGAAATTGGATCGATCATTACAGCCCCCTAACAACAACTAAGGCGACCTGTAGTAGCCACCACACAACAACAATACCGATAGCAAGTTTCACTCTCATGAAAATGCCCAAGTGAGAATACGGAGACAATAGAGGACAAACCCCGTAAGAACTGCTGCTCCCAAAATGGCAACAGCAAGATCTTTCATTGCACACCGTACTGAGGCAACATTCCAATTCCGTAGTTGGCTAATGGATCGGTGGTAATCCTGTTTAGCAATCCTGGGACTCTAGGAGTTGTGTTTGGCAACATCCGATTTTGAAATGGTGCGCTAGTAATTGCAGAACGAACCAATGGCCGACCAGCAACAGCGGCCAACAAGCTTGGGTTACCAGAACTAGCAGCGGCAACACCAGCAGCACCAACATCAAGTGGGCTTATGCCGGGAACACTACCAATCCTTGCTACGTTCTGGAAGGCAGTTGGAAAGGCAGCAGCAGCGTTAGATACGGCCTGAAGTTCAGCAGGAACAATCTTTCCAGCAGCAGCACGTTGACCCAACTTAGCACCAGATACATCACCAGTAGCTGCATTCAATGATTTCTCAATGGTATAGCTCTTGGCAATGTCTTGACGAGCCTGTTTAAAGTTACTCATCACATCTGGTTGATTGAACTTTTGCAGGTTACGTTCTGCAAGATCTTCAAGTTGTTGAGAGGCAAACTTTTGCGCCCTTCCCAAGCTTATATTTCTTGCATCGCCAGATGATAAGTTTGTTTCAGCATCACCCCGCAACCTTTTAATTTGCTCAACCAGACCATCGCCATTAAAACTAAGCTGCTTAAGTCCGTTAAGAACATTAAGTTCAGCACTGACATCTGTAGTGTTAGCAAGCTTTTGCAAATCAGCAATACGCTTATTGACATCACCAATAAATGTGCGATCTGTGTAGTAAGCAGGGTTGGACCTCAAAGCATCGTAGGCTTGACCTTTGACTTCCCGGTACTGCTGCAAAACTTGAGGAGTGATCGGTGTATCAGGAGCAAGACCCAAAGCCTTACGAGCCTGAGTGTTGATGACTTCCTGATTCTTGATAGAAGCAACCTGACTTGTCTGTTGTTTGCCAGAAAAACCCTCAAGCAATCGATTCAAAATCGTAGGATTGACTTGAGAAGGCGGCAGTGTTGCACCCTGAGCAACAGCTTGTTGAGCAACTTGTTGTGATTGCGTTAAAGGAGCCACCTGACGAGGTGTTGTGGCTGCACCAGTAGCAGCAAAAGGAGCAGCAAGCAAAGTGCCAGCAAGTATTTCGTTACTCAACTGAGCAGGGTTGACAGTACCAGTTTCTGCCAACTGAGCAGCAGTAGAGGAAACAGCACCACCACCAGCAGCAGAACCAAGATTCTGTACGGCAGCAGCAGTACGTGGAGCGGCTTGAGCAACAACCCTAGGTGTAGCAGTCGCCAATGAACGCTGAATGCCACCAGGAAGAGCTAGGTTGAGTGGATCAGTCAATGCCGTACCGAGACTACCAACAAGCAGTCCGGGGCGCTCCTGAGCCGTTTTAGCAACCCCACTAATGATGTCGCTGATGGACTGTGTAGGAGCAGCAGGAGTAGGTGCAGCAGGAGTTCTGCCCATGTACTCATCAGAAACTCCAAGACTACCCAAGACATTTTGGATGCCTGTATTGATCAGGTTACCAGCACCCATTGCCAATTGGCCTGTGGTTGTCTTGCCACGAAACACATCCAAAGGATTGAAGCTGGCACGAACGTCTTGCAAGAATTGATTAGGTGGCTGATTAGCTTGCGCTCTAACAGCGTCAACAATGTTGGCTACGTTTGGTGTTGGACGGTTAGTAGGTGCTGGCGCTGGTGCAGCAGAGAACGGAACAAAGTCATCAGCCGCTTGTTGAGTAGGCTGCATTGAGCGTGTACTTTGCTGATCACCCATACCCTGAGGAAAAGAAACATCGATTGCGGTGTCTCTTCCCTTTTGAGGTGCTGCCTCAAATGGAACAAAATCATCGTCTGTAGGTTTAGACATAAAGTTTTGGACCTTCTTCACATAGTTTTGGGTTTCTTTGAATGGTGGAACTCCACCATACTTTTCCACATTACCAGGACCGGCGTTGTAAGCAGCAAGAACCAATTCAGGTGAAGAAAAGCGTTGGCTCAGTTGACCAAGATACTTCACGCCACCACGGATGTTGTCAGCCCAATCCATGCGGTTAACGCCAAGATCTTTGGCAGTACCAGCCATCAACTGCATTGGACCAAACGCAGTCTCTCCTGATCGTGTTTTAGGACCACGAGCATCAAACTTGCCACCAGACTCAGCTTCAATAACGCCTTGCACCAAAGACAGAGGAACCCCTTGGCGCTCTGCCTCTTGAGCAGCGAATGCAAAGATTTCGTCTTTAGTTGCCATTATTGACCTACTACGAAAATAGAGCCATCAGGTTTCTTAATTTGGACTGCGCCAGTTGACTTGCTACGCCCCGCTGTAAAGCCAGAAGGGAGAACTGGAGCGCCCTGTGAGCCGCCACGTTGCCAAGAACTAATCTGTTCTGTTAAGAACTGATTGACTTTTGGATGGTTGTAGATCCTTGGGTTGTCAGGTGAATTCTGCCAAGCAGTAAACACACCCTTTGGATCACCAGTGTAGTTATCCAAGAAAGTCTGACGAGCAAGATCTTTGTCCGCAGCAGCAATTTCAATTGCAGACAAGTACTTGGTAACAAACTTGGGATCTGTCACACCAGTAGTGGCCTTATCAACGATAGAGCCTTCAAATGCGTTGGCGTTACCCTTGATGCTTTCCAGACCTTTAAGAACACCCTCAGAGCGTGTCTTGTTGAACATACTGACGTTGCCAACAAAAGAGTCAAACTTGTCGCCAACACCTGGAATCGCACGAATGTACGATGCACCAGTTGCAAGGAACTCGGTTGCCTTGTTTGGATCAAGTTGTTCAGCAGCGTTGTACAGATACTCAGCAGAGCGTCTACGATCACCAACAGTCAGAGCAGAATCTTGCGCTGTCTTAGTAAACTCGTTGTAACGATCAGCAGCAGCTTTGTTAATTGCTTCTTGAGCCGGAGAAAGTGAAGCGATAGCGCCTCCTCTTGTGGTCGTAGCACCGCCAGTGCCTGGAGCAGTTGTTGTAGATGCTGGGCCACCAAGAAGAGATGCCCTAGGCACAAATTCAAATTGTTGAGTTCTTGGATTCAGCACTCGTTCAACTTGACCCGCTGCTTGACCAACAGCCCTAGCACCTTCAATTGTGCTAACTGCTTGTGCTGAACCCGGAATAGCCATTTGCTGAATACTGCCTTGAGGTGTAATGCCAAGCATAGTATTGGCTGACACTTCAGGAGGAGTCGTCAAGATTCTTGACTCCATATATCTCTGCACAGGAGCAGAAGAGAAGCCACCTGTCAGTGGGTTGTATTGACTTGCAACACCATCCTTTTGAGTTGGCAAACCACGCAAGATTTCCATGTTCGGATTAAGCAGCAAATCACCCTGAACACGAGGTTGCAAAGCAGTGATGGTCTCTCGGATTGGGCCTTGTACTGTTGGAGGCAGTCGCAAAACATCCTGCAAAGCATTCTGGATGTTGAAAGGCAAACCCTGTGCGCGAGCAGTAGCCAATTCATTCTGACGAGCCTCAACATCAGGAGTTACTGGTCCTGTGAACTGTGGGCTTGACTCATTGAACTGTGTAGGCAAGTATTTCTGTTGAAAGCCAGCAACAGCTTGACGATCAGCGGCCTTTTGTTGTGCCTCTGTAATAGCTTTTTGAGCAGTTGTGTATTGATCAGGAACACTAAGAGCAGAGCGCAAACCCATAGAAGGGTCATTGCTTAACAAAGAGCCAAGCAAGAACTGTGTAGTGGCTTGCTTTTGAAGATCTGCCCTTTCCTGTTCACCAAGACCAGTAAGAGCAGCGTTTGACAATAAGCCAAAATTGATGGGCATAAAAACTCCTTACAAGCCAAGTACGCCAAGCAAGCCCGAGCGTTGTGTTTGTTGTTGCTGCATACCAGAACCACCGCCAACATTGAGACCCAATGCTTGGTTGATGATCTGTTGTTGTTCCAGTGGCAGATTGCGGATTGCATCCAATTGCGCCTGAGAGAACTGCTGTTGTGCAGCACCCTGTTGAGCCAACTGGTTAGCTCCCGCAAATCCCATTTGCTGACCTTGACCAGCCACATTAGCAAGTTGACCAGAAGCGCCAAGACGTTGTTGGTTAGCTTGAAGGCCAGCACCTTGATTAGCTAGGTTGGCTTGCAAAAAGTTCTGAGCATTTGCCAAGCTGGCTTGGTTTTGTGCGGCAGCACTAAATTGGCTTGCTTGGTTTGTGGCCGCTTGATTTGCCAAGCTAGTTTGCTGTTGATTTTGCGTATTAAGCTGACCAACATTGAAGTCAAAGCCTTGGTTAGCCAAAGCAGCACGTAGCAAAGCATCTTGGTTTGCTTGAGCCGAACTCAAACCTGCTTGTTGATTGGCAAGACCAAATTGACCAGCCAATTGCAAAGACTGTTGTGTGGTAGCAGCATCTTGAGCTTGATTCAACTGCTGTGCTTGCATGGCACGAGCAAGATCAGCCTCAGAGGCTCTTTGTGCAGCCTCATAACCAGCAGCATTTTGTTGAGCAACTAAACGAGCAGCATTTTCGCCAAAAGCACGGTTGGTTTCAGCTTCAGCAACACCTTGGCGCGAACCACCGAAAGCCTTAGCCGCAGTAGCTTGAGCAGAAGTTTGTTGCTGTTGTAATTGACGCGAACGCTCAAGGTCAGCCAAACTTTGGTTTGTCACTGCTTGAGTGTAAGGATTCATGTACTGTTCAATGTTCTGGTTCAAAAAAGAACCAGCTTGAATATCACGTATATTTTGTCGAGCCTGTGGAGCAATTTGGCCCAACGCTTCAGATGTTACGTTAGCGCCACTTACCCTGTCAGCAGCAATACGCTCGGCATTTACATCACGAACTGCATTACGGCCAAGTTGTGCGGCTTGGGCTTGTGCGGCAGAATAGCCTTGGGCGGCCACATCTTGTGCATTAACCTGTTGAGGGCTATACAAACCAGCACTTGTTGCTAGGTTGGCAGAAGTGTTAAGTTGACGCATCTGTTGACTGTTTGGGTCAGCAAACTGTCGAGCAACGGCGAAAGATCGCTGCTGATCAGGAGTAAACCCAGCAAACTCTCGGGCTTGCAATCCTTCAGAAACACCTGTTGCTCGGGTTACGTTTCCAAGAAACGCATCACGCAGTGCAGGATCAAGCTGCTGCGTACTTTGGCTGCTACCACCAGACATAATTACACCTCCGTTGAAAGCCAATAATGTGTTGGCTTCATGTTGAATTTAGTGACAAAAGTTCTTGACCAGCCCTTACGCCCTGTTAAGGTGATCTTACGGCATCCCATGTCTTCAGCGAACTTCTGAATATGGGGGGTTAGCGTTTCTAGTTCATCTAGATTGCCACCAGCCAAAAAAATGTGCAATACCCTCATCCTTGGAAAGTTTTGCACTTGCGTCACTACAGCACTATTACTACTAGGCCATAGCTGCATTGAGCCATCTGCGATGCAATCTGCTACATCTTGAATGTTATAAGTGTTATCGTATTCTAAAGCAGGTTCAAGTATTTTCTGTACTTTTTGGAAAAGCAAGGCCCATAGTGGTAATTCACCATCGACCTTGTACTTTTCATAATCCATCAGCGCATACTTCCAAGCTTGCCATCGAAACGAATAACACCTACTCGCCAATCAGTAAGATCAACACCTTCAATCTTTACCGAGACCTGCCGCCCAGTAAGACGTACACTTGTTGGTGAATTTAAAGAGTAAGGCCCGTAGTTGTATTCTGTTGCATTGGGATACAGCTTGGTGCTAAACCGCACTTGTACATCACCAGCAGTCATTTCATCAGGGATGAGGCCAGTTAATGTCATTAACCTGTCTCCAGCACCCAACTCAACAGGCCCAGACTCCGCAAACAATGTCTGACCGTCATAAGCAAAGCCAACCTCATGCTCATACAGATACCCATCTGTTGACATCAGCAGTGGGTTAGAGAAAATCCCACGGTCTGTACCACAAGTACGGGCCAATGTACCAATTGCCCAATGGTTTTCACGATAGTTGTATGTGACATACGAATCACATTCGTTAGAGGCAGAACTTGGATAAAACCACCAAATCTCACCAAATGTAGAATTGTGAACACAATAAACTTTAGAAGATTGTGTAAAGTTCAGATTCTTAAATATGTAGTCGCCAACATCACATTTGATTGGTTTTACAAAACCATCGTAAATCCAGAAACCAGAATCAGACATCCAAATGCAAGCGTTATCAATAACAGCAACAGACTGTTTTGAGATAACCCCACAACCAGCGCCAATACGTTCAAAACCGTAAATAAAAGGTGGGCCAATATAGGTTGCTGTGTGTACATCTACGTTTGTAAACAGTATTGTTGCTCCGCGAATCCGCTTTGCACACATCAAAGAGCCAATAGTGGTTAGCTCAAAATCACCCGCTTGGTTGGTTGCAGCAGGTGACCATACGGTGTTGTTTTCTTGATCGCACCACGCAATCCTGCGAGTGTTACCACCTGCTCCCAAAGCAAAGATAAATCGCTCTTGCGTAACAATCAATCCAGTGCAATCTATTGGCGCATTAGTAATGGGCGCAGCATCATTTGATGTATTCAATTGCCACTCTAGCAATCGTCCATCTTTGGTAGAGCAAGCCACAAGATACTCACCAAAGGTATCTAGACTCCATGTTGTTGCAGGGATAAACTGACCAAGATCGGGTCTTGCTACACCATAAGCAGAACTGCCATAAGTGCCGTATCCATAGCCAATCTTCAGCAAAGCATCTGCATTACCAGTGACCAAACTGGTTGGCGAAATGTCAAATACAGTGCCATTCTCATTCATCACGTATAGATTTGAATGTGTGCCAATAGCAATTCGTCTATTGTTGGAGTTGTCGCGCCAATTAATAAGGCCACGAGCAAGTCCACTCATCTGAGTATTAGAACGTTTTCTCCAGCCACCAACAGGACGGATTGTGTTCTCGTACCAGCGAACCAAGTTAGATCCATTCCAGCGTCCTTTTGATTGGTACTCAGTACCGTTCTTATAGACACCTGGGGGTATTTGAAGTGGGATGTAGGCCATGATGTTTTATTGGTTAGGTAGGTTAGACACAAACGTCATGGTAGCAATAGCTGATGGGATTGCTGGCCTAGTTGGGCTTGTACTTGCAGGAAATGCCTCAAGAGTAACATCAAGACTTGTGACTCTCCCAACAATTTCAATGTAGTCACCCGCTGATAGACTTTCCATGAAGTTTAGTGCTGCAACAATGTGAGATGCGTCACCAGTAGACTTACGAGCGGCGACATGAAAACGACTGTTTGAATTGGGAATGTTGGTTCCGTTTTTGCGAAACCATATATCAAAGTCCTGACCATCGTTGCTTACATTCTTGATTTGCAAAGAAAACTGCAAATTCCAAATTCCATCTACAGCAACTGTAATCCGTGAATTGCTGGCAATGCTTACGCCATTAGAAAAGTCTGTACTTGGAAAGAAAACAGGATAGGCATCAGTTGTACTGGTAGCAACTTGGTCTGTTTCGTTATGAAAAGCACCATAGGGAAAGTTAAGGTACTTTCCACCAGAAGGGCCAATCAAAGAACCAATGACGTTAACAATCTTGGTAAAAAACAACCTCAAGATGCCATTGTTTTGGTTCTGGACATCCTGAGAATAGACAGCACCCGACAAGCCTAAAGAAGGCAAGGCAGGATTGTCTAATTGTTGTTTGATGTTAGCCATTAGAGTCCGAAAATCTTTTTAACCATCTCAGCAGCAACACCTGGACCGAGCAATACAGCAGCAATTACCGCATAAAGCAGATACTCAATTTTTGCCATGCGCTTGGAGCCTGACTCAAAAGATTTTTGGATGCCCTCATAGCGATGAGCGCAAACTTGCTCATGCGTAGTCAATCTGGCCTCCGTTGCATCTATCTGTTCGCTCATGGCTTACTCCGGCTGAGTAGGCCATTGGGTGTCCCAAGGAAAGCCTGGTTGCGCCGTAATGTCGCGCAGTGCTTGGCGGTAGGTGGCCCATGCGGCTTTGTCCACTGGCGCGTCTGCCACCTGTGTCCAATCGCTGCCCTTGAGTTTATCAGTACGCTGACTGCGAGTCTTTTCGGCTTGCTCTGCGTCCTTGATTGCTTTAGCCTCTTGATCCATGTCGGCCACGCTGTACTTGGTGTACCACTTGCCGTCAATCTGCTCAAGGCCGTCAGCAAAGCCAACTTGGTAGCGTGTCGGCTGCGCCTGTGGGCCTTCAAAGACCACATCAGCGCCCAAGTCGTTGATAAGGGTTTCGCTCAGTTGCGGAGGCATTGAGGTGTTGGAGTGCATTGCACGGAACTCACCCTCGTACATCACTGCGCCTGTCTGTCGGATTCTGATTTGCATAGTTGTTCCTTATGCGATTGCCAAGAAGATGTAAGTCGCGCTGCTCACGTTCACATTCGTTGCAGAGACTTGGTTGACCACAAAGCCTGTGCTGTCAGTGTCAATGGTGTCGTCCGTTGTGACTTCTGCTGCCGTTGTGTTGAGGCTGAGGTGCGGATCGTTACCGCTGACGATACCTCGCGCTGTGTCCCAGACGTACCAATCACCAGTGTCGTCAGTGCGCTTGATCATCACAAACCTTGCGCCGCCAGTGAAGCCACAGTTGATTGTCTGACTGCTGCCATTGCCTGTGTAGCTGCCGACTTTGCTTACGCCGGGGCAAGTTGCAAATAGGTAGGCAACAATACTACCACCACTATTATTTACCTCCACTCTTGTTCCAACTGTAAATACCGAAGAAGTTGGAGTCGTTGAATTCCAATAAAGTGAATTAGTAATAGGTGAACCCGCAGAATTCAATCTCAAAGCTTGAGTGTTGGGTAAAGATGCAGAATAAACAGCCCAGTCTTCAACATAACTTCTGCCTTTAATAATCATCAACTCAGGCACTGCTGCCAAGTTGTGCGCCACAGTCCGTGCAACTCCCGTCCCCGTATAGCAAACCTCATCAAAGAAGCCGGGGGCGCGTCTGAAGAACCAGTTAATAGTTGTGTTACCAGTTCCATTTATTGCGCTGTTAAAACTTGTTCCAAGAGAAATACCATCCATATTAAATGATGTTATATCTTGTGTGGATGAACTAGTTGTTTGTTCAGCATCTGTGTTTGTTGTAGCAAGATAATTTGCCCTTCCTCTTAATCTATCTGCAACAGTAGTCGCATTACCTGAAGCCCCTCTAATTTGGTCAATCACCAAATCTGGTGGGAAATTTAAACCTGAAATAGTTGCAGCAGAACCAGTACCAGTTCTTATTGCTGGAGAAAACACACTCGTACCCGTTGTCGGCACTTTCATCGGGCCACGGCGTATGGCTATGTAGATGTAGGTTTGAGAACCAGACAAGCCACGTGCTTCAAATCCTGTGCTTGTTGGGAACCCATCGCCGCCAACTGTCTCGGCGTCCGATTCATTAGCACGGAGCCAATTTCTACCACCGCTACGGTTAGACCAGCCGCGCATGGTGTCTGAAATTTGCCACAGGTCACTTGCTGTGCTACTTTTCCACATAACCCACTGCGGCTCATATCCAAGATTTACAGTTGCATTTGCAGAGCCATCAGTCGTAAACGACCCACACGAAATCACGTTGTCCGTACCCGTCAGGCCAAAGCCTCCTGCGTCATGGGCGAAGACGTAGGCTACGTAGGTGCGACCAGAAGCGTTATAAAGCGAAGAACCTCCATCAAGAGTAAATGACGTACCTCCAACGGAAGAAAGCCATGAAAACGTCTGCTCAGACCCTGTTGTATTTAAATATATAAATTTACTTGTCCCAAGAGACCTGTGATAGACCATCCATTGATCTGCGTCGCTAGTACATTTAATAATGATGCAACCGGGATTTGAGGTGAGAGAATGGTTAATTACTTGGTTTGTCCCATTCCCCGTATACGTCACCACATCAAAGAACTTTGGCTGCTCTCTGAAGGTCCATGAAGCGTAGGTGGAGCTACTGGCATTACTACCGGGGCCAGTAGTAAAACCTGTTGTTCCAAAAGAAGTGATAAGGTTGGCTGAAAATGCTGACGCATTAGTTGCGTTAGAAAGTAAGTAGTTACCCGCGCCCCTTACCGTGTCTTCCAAAATATTATCGCCAGCAGCACTTCGTAATTTTCTCCACACCAGCCCGCCCTTGCCCGACAGATCAATGCCATTGGTGATAGTCTGTGTAGAGCCGTTGCCTGTGTAAAGGTAAGTGCTGAAACATGACTCTATATAATTTGCGTCTTCTGATACTTGACTACTGTTACTACTAAACATTTTTGATTTCCTTACAGTTATCAAAGTGCCAACGGTTAGCTGTGTTAACAGCTACTGCTTTTTGACAATGAGGGCACTGAACTTTTTGTTTTGGAATGCCTTTTCGATGTGCACTCATTTTGGAGCAAGCCTCAACAGTATGAGTTTTGCCTTTCATTGGGCTGGGCCTACCTTTTAAAGCCTCTGATACTTTACTTTTTGTTTCTTCTGACGGACGGTAATTAGTTTCAAGACGTGCCTTAGCAATGTTTTTACGGCCCTGCTCGGATTTGGGTTTACGCATATTGTTTTGATGCTCTTCCGAGAAAACCCTGCCTTTAAACTTTTCACGCATCATTTGCTTATGTTCTTCAGTGTGCTTGTACCCCTGAGCGCCATCACCGCCATCAGTCATATTGGTTAGTTTAAAACCCAAGTCACGCATTTCAGCGATTAGCAAACACTCAAGGTCAAGCGCCTGTTTGTCAGATACGTTTTCTACCAGCTTAATAACAATTGGCGCCATGCCAAGACGCATCAATTTGCGAATTTTGCTGAGCTTAAGTGATTTGCGCTGGACATAGTATTTGGCTTCTGCAACGTGAGCATTACAACGCTCCCCACTGCCCTTGCCAACATAAAATGGCAAGTTGTTGCGTGGGTCAATTAGCGTGTAAATGTAAGATGCGTTCATTTTTACACCGTGTAGTTCTTGCCAGCGTCTGATCCGTACCAGTTGGTCCCGTCAGCCGTGAACACATACTTGTCCAGCTTGGATGCAGTGGCAGTGATCGTTGGCGCAGTCGCACTAGGCCACTTCACAGCAGAAGGCCAAGTCACTGTGCGTGAGCCTGTACCGTCTTGCTTCAACAGCATGATGAAACTTCTGCCAGCAGTGGCTGTTGGGAATGTGAATGTGCAGTTGCCTGTCAGCGTCAGGATCTGGACTGAGCCGTTGGCCAGATCAATCGTGTAGGTTGTGCCAGTGTTGGCTGTTGCCACTTCCTCGGTGTACCCGTTGGTGAACGTGCCAGCCTCAATCGTCTTGTTCGTCACCGTCTGCGTGGCAGTCGTACCCACAACGCCGGTCAGCGTATTGTCAGCGTAGGCAATCGTCTTGTTGGTCAGCGTCTGCGTACCTGTCAAGGTCACATCGGCGCCAATGGCCGTTCTGAAATCTGAAGCACCCAAGGCCGACACAGAGTTGTCTGCGTTAAACCTAGGAAATGTCACAGCAGACGGGTTTGTCACTGTGAACAAGTTTCCGCCCAAAGTGGTGGCCCCAAGGTTTGTCCTAGCCCCTGACGCTGTTGCCGCACCAGTTCCACCCTTGTTAACCTTCAGCACTGGACCAGGATCAAACAAAGCATCAATGCTGTCAAAGTCCGCATTGATCTTTGTTCCCCAACTGTCAGTTGACGCGCCAACTTCTGGTTTGGTTAAGCCGAGGTTGGTTGTTGTGGTATCTGCCATATAAATTCCTAGTGAATTTTTGTCCAAGCTTGAGATTCATTTGCAACTGGAGTCCAGGTGCTAGAATTGTTTGACACTGGTGTCCAACTTTCTGCTATATCTGAAATTTTTGTCCAAGTTGCGCTAATGTCATTGATATCATTCCATGATTCTGGAATGTCAACTTCATTTTCCCACTTTTTGCGAACAATTATATTTACTGTTGAGGCGCAAGAAAGTATAGCCGATGGGCTAGTAATGTAAATAGCAGAAGAGGCAAACGCACTGGATGCTGCTAATACAGACCTAGCATTGAGTTCAACATTGGATGCCGCTGCAATGCTGGATATTGATGAGATGGTGGCCTGACCTACTGCATATCTCAAAGCACTTGCGCTTATTTCGCTGTCTGATGCAATAGTTGCTTGTCCAACAACATATCTGAAGGCGCTGGAGCTGATGGCGCTGTCGGATGCGATTGTGGCCGCAGCCCCATAAACAAAATTGGCGCTGGCAGTCAGTGCGCTTTCGGACGCAAGCGTAGCTGATGCCGAGTAAATATTAGATAAATTACTCGAAAAAGGTGCAACAGAAAACGCTGAAACGCCAAATAACATTAAGCGTCCTCTGCGCCTTCAAACTCGGGCTTTTGCTTGATGATGGCGTACAGGGCAGCGCGGTCAGCACCAGCCACATACTCGTCACCAGCAACTTGCACCTTGCCAGCGGAGAGTGGCTGCTTGCCAGCTTCACGGGCTTCTTTGGATGCGTAGCCGTAGAAGGTCACTTCAGTGCCTTTGCCTTTGAAGTCTTCTTGAACAGCACCGATGTTCCAGTATGTCGCGGGGATGCCGAAGTCTGTATCGACTGATTTGATGAGGGCCATGATTTCTCCTATTTAAGCAATAACTGCAAGTCGGCGGATTGTACCGCCCGAGTCTTTTATCTCAACGTAGCCTTGGATGGTCAAAGCCATGTTTGCTGTGTATGTACCGAAACGCACGTTGCCTGTTCCTTTGGGTGTCAGAGAAAGGTCAATGTTGGTGTCTGTGCCAGCAACACTAAATGCAGGGGCAGAACCTGCAACAGAACCTGTAGCTTGTAAAAAATTAACGGCTGATGCAGTATGAATTACAGATAGTTGCGTTGTGCTTAAATCGGTTCTAAGTCCTACAGAGCCAGAACCTTTGCTTGCAAGCACAATATTAACTGACGCATCAGAACCCTGAGCAGAAATTACAGGTCTTCCACCAGTAGCCGCCCCCGTCACCTGTACGAAGTTCACAGCAGAGGCTGTGTGGGCTACACGGAGTTGTTCTTGTGCAGCGTTGTTGGTGTACAAACCAATCTGCGATGTGCCTTTACTGGACAATCCCAGAAAAATGTTTGTATCCGAGCCTTGCGCTGTGATTAAAGGGCCGTTACCTGCTGTTCTACCTTGAACTCCAAGATAATTAACGCCAGTTCCGCCAGCATCAAAAAGACGCAATGCCTCACCGCCCGGAGTTCTAAGCGACATTGTGCTACCAATGGATTGCACAGTCGTCCCAGACCCCACAGTCGCATAAGCAGCAGCACCGCTACCACCGCCACCTGAGAAGGTCACAGTGGGTTGTTCAACGTAGCCAGAGCCAGCGTTGGTGATGGTGAAGGATGTTTGAACAGCGTAGTTCAGGTTAAATGTTGCGCCTGTTCCTGTGCCTCCAGTAACAGATGCGGGGTTTGTCGGTGTAGTTGAGTATGTACCAAACCGTGTAACCGTTACGCTCGTAATGACCCCTGCTGAAACTGTAGCCACAGTCAGTTGTGTCGTTTGCGTAGTTGCAGTTCCGCCAACAACAGTCAAAACATCGTTAACTGTATAGCCAGTCCCACCAGATTGAATGCTTGTAATTCCGTTGATAACTGCGGTGGCTGTTGCAGTAGCTTGAACCCCGCCAGCAGTGGTCGGTGCGCTGATAGCAACCGAGGGGACGCTCGTATACCCACTACCAGCAGCAGTCCTCGTAATCGCAGTAACAGTACCGCCGTTGCTGATGTTTACCCCGTTTGCTCCAGTGGAGATGTTGACCGTAGGTGCGCTAATGGTTGTCGTTCCAAGCGAACCAGATACGGCAGAGCCAATGTTGATGTTGGTCGTGGAGCCAGAAACGCCAGCAGTGCCGATGTTGACCGTTTTCAAACTGCCTGAAATAGTTGCGCCGCTTGCAAACGCAGCCGTTTGCGCTCCAGTCGAGGTGGCTAGTGCTACCGTTCCAGCAGCGTTTACAGATGCAAAGTTACTTGTACCGCCAATGTTTAATGTGCCTTGAACACCCAGAGTCCCATCAACGTATGCGTTAGCGCCAGCAACAAAGTTCCCGTTTGCCCTTAAAGCACCGCCTACAGCCAAACTGCTTGTGTCCAGCTTTACGGCATTGTTGGCGGTGTTGTACTGATAAACAGCGTCTGTTGTACTGCCAACCGTGTAAACGCGGTTTATTGCGGTGCTGTCGATGAATAATCCGTTAGGGGTTACATCTTGGAAACCAATGTAGAAATTATTGACAGGTGTTGCGGTACTGACATCCCATGCTGTGCCAAGGTTGTATTCCCAGATGTCATCGCCAATCGTTCCGAGCACCCACATCTTCAAGCCATCATCACTTAGGTTTACTTGGTTAGCTGCACCCTCTTGCACCACAACGCTGTAGAAAACTCCACCGTAAGAAGCGGTAGATACGTCCCATGCAGTTGAAAGCGTGTATTGGAAAACTGTATCCTGAGACGTTCCAATCACATACATTATTGTGCCGTCTGGCTTAAACCATAAACCAGTTGGCGTACCTTCTTGTGACGCAACGTTAAATGACTTGCTTGCATAGGAAGCTGTAGCAACGCTCCAAGCCGTTCCAAGGGTATATTGGAAAACTAGGTCACTTGCGCTTCCAATAACAAACATTGACAAACCATTAGGCTGGAAAAAAACATCTTGCGGTGAGTTGTCTTGAGCCGAAGTTGAAAACGTAGTAACAAACGTGGCAGTCGTGATGTCCCATGCAGTGCCAAGCGTGTACTCGTTTACGTCATCACCAGTGCTTCCGTTGACATACATCTTTGTGCCATTGTTGCCAATGAACAAACCCGTTGGTGATGATTCCTGACTTCCAATAAAGAAGCTATTGCCAGAGTAAAGCCACCCTGTGATGGTGTCGTTCTCGTTGAACGCTGAGTCACCTGTTGCAGTGGTTACAGCAACTTCTGTGAACGTACCGGCATTGGGGGTTGTGCCGCCGATTGCAGGGGGTGTTGCCAGTGTGTCAGTCGATGCCGCCCGTTCTGCTGGGTAAGTGACAAAGACATCCTTTGTCCCAGCAGAGAAGTTGACAGCAGTGCCGCCATTGCTGGACTCCAAGATGGTGTCACGCGACAGCACCGTGCCAGATGCCGTGTATGTGCCGATACCCACTTCCCACTCATTGGCCGCAGCATTGACGATGCCGTAATAAGTGGTGTTGGCATTGCCAATGACAGAAAACGACTGAAACCCAGCCAATGCACCACCCAGGGTGATTGATCCAGTTCCAGTTGTCTCAGAAGTCTCTCTGACCCTATCTTTAAGCACCAAGGCCATGAGGAATCCTTTAAGTCAATGTAATGTCCAAATCGCCAGCAGGGATGCGAATGATGTCGCCATCGTTGATCGTGCGCGATGAACTTAGTGCAGCCCAGCCCAGCATATTGCCGGATGTAAGTGCATCAAAAATCGCAACGTGTGTAATCGTTCCCCAATTGCCACCAGATGCCGCCGCAAACTCAATGGCCGCTGCGTTTGTGGCCAATGTGGGTGATGTACCAGACACACTGATTGTGCCTGTCACTTTTCGTGCGTAGCCATTGCCGGACACCTCAGTACCGCCACCAGCATCAGATGGCGCAGCCGTAAATAGGCCAACATACCAAGCTGTTGGGCGTGTAGCTGTATTGGTCGTAAACAAAAAGTTTAGAACCAAATTTTCGCTGTAGTCTGTAAACGATGACATTTATTACCCCAAAGTTTTGGCTCTGACAACAGGAGTTGAAGAAACAGAAGCCCGTTGATCTGCTACTTCAATATCCCCCAGTGTATTGGTGTATAACTGACTCCATACTGCTAGACGCTCATCGTCTTTAAGGTATGGAGAGGCTTCAAGCAAAGACCCGTACAGATACAAGTCTGGGGCATATGCCAATAGCCAGTTGCTTGTGTTTGCGTTACTCAGTGCAGGAATCTTAGCATAGTAGGTAAGTTCTGCCGAGTATGTCGTGTCTGGACTTGGGATAAATTCAATCTGACTACCAACAATTGTGTAGTACAGCGGTTGTCCAGGAGCCATGTAGCTTGAAGCTTTGAGTTCGTCACCTTGAGCCTCAGTTACAAACTTCAACCTAATAATAGGATTGGTGTTAAGCTGAAATTCTTTCGCCTGAAGCCAATCAGTTGGGTAGGCAAAGAATTGAGTATCAATTTGGCCCTCTGCACGAACAACCATTTGTCGTGTACGAACTTTTCGATTGAATTTTGCTTCAGCAAGGGAAATAAAACTCGGGATGATTGATGTCAAATCATCACGGTTTAGATAATCCGCTATCGTGCTTTTAAGCTCCGCAAATGTATCAAGTGCCATTTTCTACATCCCTACACGCTATTGTGTGTTCATGCTTGAATTCAAACGAACCAATGTGGTGAACCTCTTTTGAGAGATCTTGGTCAATATATGTTTTTGTGCCGTTTTCAGCGGCTCTGCGACAAAACCAAACATCTTCACCCATGTAGTCTTGTGCGTTTGGAACCCAAGGGATAGCAAACCAAGGATATTCCATTGTCTTGTAGACCTCGGCTTTGACAAGCATTACGCCCATGCCGCAGTAATCTACATCAACCAATCCGGTTGAATGGTCCTCAGTATATACCCTCTGAATTGTTTTGGCATCCTCATCCTTACCATTTTTGCGGACAGCAATAGGTTCGGTGGGAAATCTACGCTTGGCATAGTTGGCGCAAACAATCCCGATATCGTGCTTCAGTAGACGAATGATGGTGTCCTTGGGAAACCGCATATCACTGTCAAGCCACATCGTATGAGTACAACCAGCTTCAATGGCTGATTTAGCCAAATCCTGACGCTGTGCTGACAACAAAGTGCCAGAACTTGTGTACAAAACTACCTTGTGGTGGGATGAACCCACCGTAAATCCAACTAAACGTGCCAGATCGTAGGCAAATCCAGCGTTAACAAAGTCCCGTGTTGGGATCAAAACCCCAATGGTCTTACTGTCCATTAAACTTCTCCAGGTCGTGTGCGAAATGCTCGGTTGTCAGGGTCGTTGAGCCAACGCTTCATATAAGCTTGGTCATCAAGTTTTCCTTCAGCTTTCATTTTATAAAAGAGTGCCATAGGAATCGATGCAACATGGTGCATATCGCCTTTCCAGTTGGCTCTTTCATCAAATTGATTGAATTTCTGTTGGTTGTCAGCAACAACTCCAGACAAATCCATGATGGTTTCGATCACTGCCTCATCCGTAGCATCATCGTAATGCCACATTTTTTTTGTTCCCGTGATGGGATCAAAGTCAAAAAGTTTAGATGTCATAGTCGTAAGAGGATAAAAAAAGGGTGGGTAATTAGCCCACCCTTTTTGATTAAGCCTGAATCGTGCTATTCAGGTCGTAAACAGCGCCGTGGGCTTTCTCGTTCTTCACCTTCAAGCCCCACTCGACCAACAGCATACGCTTCTCAGCGTCACCTGTTTTGGCGAGTTCGACTGTCTGGAAAGGACGCAGGAAAGCAACGCTTGCGTATTCTGGATCAACCACGAACACATCACGTTCACGCTGGAAGCGGTTAGCAACAATGCTGACGTTACCAAAGTCGGAAACGTAAATATCGGCTGCACCGATGATGGTCGATGGCTTAGGACCAGTGACGTTGAAGCGCTGACCAGCGATGCCAGCCATCTTAGACAGGTTCTGCTTGTTGACAGGACCAGCCATCACGATGGAAGGAGAACCGCCTTGTGTCCAGACTTTCTGGATAACGTCCTTCAGCAACACTTCGCTGAACGAACGCAAGTCGCCAGCAGTGGCATCTGTACGGTCATCAGTAGGAATGGTTGTGTAAGAAGGATCGCCACCGCTTGCACCTTCGTTGGTGTTGGTCTTCAAGAAGGCCAACAGAGCGCCAGTTGTACGGGCAGCAGAAGTGGAGCCAGCAGCAGCGGCTTGGTTGGCCAACATTGTGGCTTCCATGTCGCGCTTGATCTCAGCAGACTTCTTAGCCATTTGATAGCTCAGTTCGCTACGGCGACCTGCTTTGTCAACAGCTTCCAAAGTACCAGCAATGATCACATCCTTACGGCTGATCTGGGTGTAGTTACCCAAACGAACTGTAGGAACTGCGGCTGTGAACGAGGTAACGTCATCACCTTCGATCTGGGCGTTAGTAGTAACGGCAGATGCAAGGTCGTCTGTTTGCCACTCAAAGAAAGTATTGGACACGTTCTCACGGCCAATGTTGCTCATGAATGGGGTCTCTTCTGGCGAGATCTGATAGATCACGTTGGAGAGGTCTTCCCGAATGCCTTTAGCGTCATATCGGGTATAGGTGTTGGTAATTGCTGCCATGATAAATCCTCAGATAAACTTTTCAAAAAGGGATGCGGCATCTCTGACGCTTCCGGTCTGTGCAAGACGTTTTTTTGCGTTGTTAATATCACCAGACTTGGAACTCACGCTACCCACCGAACCTGGAGTTGCCATACGTGGTGCTTTTTTAATCTTCGCTTGGAGTTCTGGACGTTTACTCATCATCTGGTCAAACTTCCACGCCTTATGGAGTGCAAGCAATGCCCGTGAATCAGTAATGCCGTTCAGTTCCTGCTCGGAAAAGCCCATGCTCTGACCGTATTCCATCAAAGCTTTACCTTCTGCTTTGGCCTTCTCTGGAGAACTCCACTCTGGAATTTTCTCTTTCAAAGCAACAACTTCTTGTGCCAAAACAGATTGGATCTGCTTCTGTTGTTCAGCTTGTTGCAATTGCTGTAACCGCATCTGCTCTGCTTGAATCGCATACTTCTGTTGATTACGCCGCTGATGTGATGTCCATTGACGGGCATATTCAGTCGGGTCTTCAACTTCTAAACGATTCCAATCAGGCTCTGGTGGCTCAAACTCCTGCAATTTCTGCTGTAATTGCCCCAATATCTGAGCGTATTGTTCACGCTCTCCACGTACTTGCTGAAACTCAGACTCCACAAATTTGCGCTCTTCTGCCAGTTTCTGCGTTTTCCGTGTGTAGTCAGCTTCACGTTGATAGCCTCGGATCAACTCTTCCTTCGGGACTTCGATTTCTTTGCCATCAACTTTGACGACAAATTTCTCTTCCTTCTGGGGTTGCTCTTCAGCCTCTTCGTCTTCGCCTTCTACTTCCTCCGAGGGTTCTTCTGTTTCATCTTGCGGCTCCGCAGATTCCACCTCTTCAGACTCAGGTTCGGATTGCTCCTCCTCTGGTTGCACCTCTGCACCAGTGTCAACACCCTCTTGAGTGTCTAGCATGGATGCAAAGCTCTGTGCTGCTTGGTTTACTGTAATCGAACCGACTGCTTGTGCGTTATCGGACATATTTACCTCTTAAATGATTTCTGGATTTTTACGGGGACGACCACGAGTTCTAGCTAAAGCAACTTCTGCCATCTTTCCGGTATCCATAACAGAACGCAGCTTAGATCGCAGAATATCTACCGTGGTCAAAAGCAAATAAGCTTGCTCTCTAATCGGACCCTCCATTAACTTGGAGGCCCGAATCTCACGGTAACAATCATCCTCAATCTTCTTTAGCATTTCTACCAGAAGTTCGTCCTCTAGTAGAAGTTTTGCTCTGTCACCTCTTGCGAGGTTAATTTCTAAATCATCCATGTCACATCATAGGTTGGGGCTGTTGAGGCACTTGACTCATTGCAGCTTGTTGACGGATTAACTCTCGGTCTTTATTCATCGCAGCATTTATTTCTGCACTTTGAATTTGTACACCGTATTTCAATTCTAGCTCATATCTACGCAAGATACCATCTTGTTCAATACGATCACGTTCCCGGTCATCAGCCAGTAATGCTTTTTCACGGTCCAATTGCAATTCAGCAGCTTTCTTTTCAATATCAGCCTGAATAGATTGAGCCTGAACCTGCGCCAGCATTTCTTCTGGAGTGGGTTTAGGTGGTGGTGGCTCTGGCAATTGGAAATCAGCAGGTAACTGGTTAAAGTAATTCTGCGAATCCTTAATGCCAGCCAACTGAAGCATCTTGTTCAATGTGTTGGTGTACTGTTGTATAGAAACAACAGGATTATTTGGCCCGGTTTCTTTAATCAACATTTCCTGACGCATTGCCACTTGATTCAGAATATTGATGCGGTCTTCAATTGTTCCGTCACCAACACCAACATTCACGATGACATCCATATTGGAATCCCATGAACGGGGGTCGATTGGCACAAATGTATTTCGCAGACGAATCATTCGGGCACGGTCTTGGTTTTCCACAACCAACTTGAGGATGCCTGTAAACAGCTTACGCAAGCCAGTTTCAGCAAAGATACGGGCAATCATTTCAATGTGCTGGTGAGCAGCATTGACAGTGGCAGACACAGCAGCCTTGGTAGTGCTTTGCAGTGCATCAGCATCTAAGCCAGCAGCGGCCTTGGAAATGCCTGTACGGGTCTGCTTGATGTCGTCCAAGTAGTCCAGCATGGGGAATGCTGCTTGACCAACAAAAGGAGTTGTAAAAGGCTGGACCATTCCTGGCGCTCTCATGCGGATAACAGCACCAACTTCAGTGTTCAACACATCTTCCATGTTGGCCTGACCCTCGACAATTGCTGTACGGGGGTGAATGGATTGGGCCAAGGAATCCAAAATGCCACGTTGGACATTGGATTTGATGCGCTGAATGTCCATGACCACATCAGCAGGACACATACCAAAGAAGGTGTGTGGCTCTGGATCTGGGCAGAAGTCAGCAAACTGTCGCTCAGAAACAATCTCGTTACGGATTACCTTGTTGCTTGTACCGATAGTGCAGATACGGCGCATCTCCGCAATGCCATCACCATCAAAGTCCACCTTGAGGTAGCCCTCAATGTACAGAACACTCTTGCTGGATGGGTCACCGTTATTAGAGGTGCTAAGAACAGCAAAAGGGTTACGAGCTTGATACTCTTGGTTGTTGTCAAAGTCGTTGCCGTTGCCTGATGCTTCGACCATTTCGTCATAGTCATAACCCATAGCAACCAAGTCGCTGACGGTCTTCATTGTGCGGTGACCAACAAATGTAGCCTCATCAATGGACTTAGCACGGCGATCAATCAAGAACTCTTCTGGTGGCAATGCCTCAATCCTGACTTTGCCTGTTTTGATGCGGCGTTTAATCTCAACGTCATACATCATTGGAGGAGGGGTCATGATGGCCTGAGCCTGATTCATTGGCTCCATTCCAGGCACTGGATACTCACGGACAGCAGAGATCTCAACGTCTGGATTCTCAATCAGCATCATCATGCTTTGCTCGTCAAGCATGGAGAAAGACTCAGCACTGACCTCAACTGACTCATCCCACCAGTACTTCACGATGCCGCACTTACGCACCAACGCATCTTTGAAAGCAGAGTGCAGGATCTTAAATCCGGGGTTGTCACGCTTAAAGATGAAGTCAACGTAGTCAGTGGCTTGTTCAGCATTCTGGATGTCTTCTGCCCCTTGAGGCATAAACTCAACCACACGCTCTGGGCCAAAGAAAATACGCATCAAGCTTGGCAGGATCCCTTGTACGGTATCTCGCACATCCATCGATACGACTTGTGAGCGACCATCTTCCTCATCGCCAAATGGTGCGCCATAGTAATAACCAGTAGCCAAGGCACGATTACCGCCAATGTCGTCATCAATAAACGAGATGGCATCGTAAATCTCAGCAGAAATAACTCCTTGAAGTTCTTCCTCTGACATTACCTCATCGCCCTCCATTTGGCCTTGCAGGGTTTCTGCCATCAACATTGGGTTCTCGTTCATATCAATTCCTTAGCGTGAACCAAAAAATGGCAGTAAGCCAGATTGGGTGTTTTGCAGCAAAGATGGAATACCTCCAACGGTATTGTTTGCCATGTTTGCGTATGGGTTCATGTTGCCCATAGCGGGGATAGTGACCCTGTTCTGTGGATCTTTGTCAGACTGAATGCTGTATTCAAAAGCAGAACGGGCCATATCGCCACCAGTAGCACCGGGGGCTGTAACTTGGTTGTACAAGTTCATAGCTGGTTGGATTTGTTGACCAATAGATTGGGTGGCAATATCACCTACTGCTTGCGGAATTGAACTTGCCGCTGCTTCAGTTGCCGCAGTTCCCATTGCATCAGTAGCAACTTGTGGAACCATTGACTTTAAAAACTCCATAATGATTGGCATCATGATTCATCATCCTCTGTGTCGTATTCGGTTTTAGCCATCATCAGCATATTCTGCTGACCCTTGGTCATCTTTTGGGTAATGGGTCCACCAGTAAGCCATGCCGAGCAAGTACGGTCACCAGCACACTTAAAGTCAAACAACTCGCAGTAACCCAGATCTGCGGCTTCTTGTACGTCAGTGGCGTACCCATCTTCTTCTTGATCAATTCCCTTAACAATGCAATCCAGCATTTCAGGAGTTTGAATAAATGCAGCACAGTTACCGCAGCGCATTTCCTGAACGTCATCAATGGATACTTTCCAAATGTCGGCTAGGTTCTGCCAGTATTCTTCGTTTTCTTCTTCTGGATTGGCAGGGCCATAGTCAACATTCTTAATAGCCCAATTCCTGTTTTTCAGGTTGGCTTTGATGTCGTATGTCGCAATGGGGCATTTCATGATTTACCACTTTACTTTGTTTGCCCAGAAAGCTGCACTCATCTTTCCTTTGGCAATATTCTCTGCGTGTCGTGCTTTGAAGGCTTCGTTTCTCTTGGAGCCATCAGGACTACCAGAAACACCTTGTTGTCCAAAGCGGATCAACTTCACTTGGTCACCAGACTTTGCCAGTACTGCGTGACTTTTCTTGGGGTGGCCTGGAGTCTTCTTTGGTTTGTTATAACCAGAAAACTCTTCAGACCCACGCTTGATCATTTCTTTTTAGCAGTCTTGGCTGCTTGTTTAAAGTCCTTGGCGGTAGGAGCGCCTTTGCTCCCAACAGGACGCATCTTTTCCTTGGAACCAGCTTTAATGCGTTCTTGCTTCGCATTAATATTGGCATAAAGGCCTTGTTTCATTTCTTGCTCCGGTTGGTAGCGGTACGTTGACCACGCATAGGCATCTTGGCTTCGGACATCGCAATCGCAACGGCCTGATCCCTAGACTTGACCTTTTGACCAGAAGAAGACTTGAGCTTCTTGTCTTTGAATTCACCCATTACTTTGCCAATTTTCTCGGCGGCTTTGTCCATCTTCATAAGAAGTCTCCAAAAAGGTACGGGAATATTACCATACGGCAAAAAAAGAGCCACGTATTAGGTGGCTCAAGTTCTTTGCAAGGAGTTAAACTAAACCACGAATCAGCCTTTTTATCGGCTTACCCCATGAACTGCTCTTTCCCCAAGAAATGGTGGCAGCATCTGAGGCAAATGTCAACACAAACGCATCAGCCATGTCAGGAGATTTCAGTCCCCTGCGTCTAATATCGTCCTTTGACTCAATTTTTATCTTGCCATTAGAGGTAAATGTGTACCGGACTGTAGCCAATTCGGCAATCAAATCCTCGTTATTGGGTATCTTGCAGTCCCGTTTCTCCAGCCAAGCCTTAGCTTTGTGCCACAACTCAGCCCTGAGATTAAGATAAGTACCACCCATAGCCGGACTTTCAGACACGTTGATCCCACGGGCAGGAAGGTTCAACTCCCTTAACCGATCCACCACACCAGCCCCCAGACCGATACTGTCAACCAGGATCTCGGTAGGACGGTTCTTATGGTCACAAGCTTCGTACTGAGCCACCACAGCACCCGTCAATTGCATCAGGTCCAAGTTCCTCCACCTCTCAAGAGTATGCACCACGTTAGATTGACGCTTACACAAAACTGACGAGTCGGAACCAAACCGCGCAACGTCCAGCCCCCAAACGATGGGAGCATCCTCGTAGGCACGGGTATCTCTATGTTTGGCAGTATCTAGTAGCTCCATAGGGATGATGGTGTCGTCATCACTTCTAGGAAACTCTCCAAGAACACGGATACGGAAGGCGTTACTCTCCTCTCCGTACCTGGACTTCATGTCATTGACGTACTCATCACTGACCCGTTTGGAGTCAACGCAGGACACCCGCTTAGTCCACCACTCGTCTTTTAGTCGGTTGTGTGTGTCAAAAAAGAACCCGGAAGACCGGACAGGGTTACCCAAAAGGATGGTCAAAGCATTGTGACCAGACATAGAACCAGCAGCGGCCTCAAACACCGCTTCAGGCACACCAGAAGCCTCATCAGCCACCAGCATAACGTTATCCGAGTGAACCCCTTGCAAAGCTTCAGGTTGTTCTGCTCTACTCGTTCTAGCAGAGATAAACGCTTCAGTAGAACTGGCCTTCAGTTCAATACGTTCCTGTTTGACATCAAGAAGATCTTGGATAGGTTGGGGTAGTTCCTTAACCCATCTCTTGAGTTCGGCAAACAAAGCATCATAGAGTTGGGCAGAAGTGGGAGCAGTAACCACCACCTTTACCGGATACCTTGTCAACAAGAACCAAAGCATAGCCCAAGAAGCGGTTGTACTCTTACCAACCCCGTGGCCGGAACGGATGGAGATTTTCCTCTCTCCTGTCGCCACAGCATTCAGAAAGTCCTGTTGCCATTCATCAGGCTCTACTCCTAGAACCTCTTTTACAAACTTAACAGGGTCGTTTCTGTAAAGCTTAATAAACTCAATAAACGGGTTATTCATTGTTTTCCAATGTAACGACTTCTGCCTTTAAATGCTTCAAAGCTTGAAGATGTAAATCACCCATATTGATATTCACCTGCGTCTTAGACGTATCCCCATATCCCTCCGGGTCCAGCTTACCAGCCAACCACTTCCTTGTATCCACCTGAAGTCTCGCCTTATTCACCCCAGAGTTACTGCTCTCATCCACTTGGTCAGCAATCTCCAAAGCCTCCTCAGCTAACTTCTCAGCCTTCAACTTCCTCGCATTGATAACCGCAGTCCTTCTCTCTTCCGTATGGTTTATCCAAAAAGAAAGCATTGGCCTAGAACACTCAATGAACTCAGCCAACCTGCCTATCGTCATCCCCTGCGCTATATGAGCAGTAACAAACTCTATCCCCCCCATCTCCTCTATCTTCTTCTCCAGCGCCCTTCTCATAGGATATCCAGCCATATCTTCTCCTTGATTTAGTGTCTACAAATTCTAATCCTAATTTGAAACAAAATTTTTTTTGGAAAGGCTTGTCTGTTTGTCGATGTGTGTTCGATGTCTGTTTGTCTACTGCCACAGACCGCACCCCTCTTTCCATCAAGGGGGGGTAAACCCTACTGTACGCATCCACAGCCCTGTGCGCCCATCCAGCACCAGGGTAAACCCCAATAGGGTAAACCCTAAGCCCTAGATAGTTATGATTTATAACCATCGATAGTTATGATTTATAACGAGTTGTCTCATAGGTGTGTAGAGTGTTGATGTATCGATGTGCTTAGGGTTGCCTTGTAGTTTTATCTTGTTGTCTGTCTATGCTCTGGAATCCCTAGTCTCCCTCTATGCTCTCCCTCTGTACGCCCTCTATCTAGTCTTGTCTTATCCCCTACAGTTATAGGACACCTTGACCTTGGGTTGTATGTGTTTCGGGATCCTTACTGTGGCTACAAAATCAAATGAATTCTTTAGCACCAAGGGTAAACCCTATTAGGGATTTGGAGGGGTCAATAGAATCAACGACTTACAGCAACTGGCACGAATCTTTCCTGCTATATAGGTGAGAGAGCAGACTTTTTGCCCCTCATGTTCACCAACTATCAAAGGAATGAAATGAACAATCTCACACAAGATCAGGCTTACAAAGTCGCAAGACGTATGCAAGACCATTACGGCAGTTTTGCAAGCGCTATTGCATGTGCCTACATGCTGGCAGACCAAAGCAACAGGGAAACCCTGTTAACAGCCTTTGCAGACCTTTTTGGCCGTGTCCATGCCGATATGGTTGCTTATGAGCAATTTCAGAATCAAGGGGCTTGAAATGGAACATGAATACACCACAACCCTTAACGGCGGCATTGTCACTGTAGTGCTTGACCTTGAAGCACCGTCTTACCTTGATAGATTGATATCGGTCAACTTTGAATGCACCGATGTAACGTCAATCCTTGACAAACAAACCTTGGCAGCATTGTCAATGGAAGCGGAACGCGCCTATTCAGGCGATATCAGGGAGTAAACCAAAATGAAAAGCTTTTTACTTGACCTGATCTATGCATGCATTTTCGCTGCAACCATTGGCGCACCTTTTGTGGCTTATTTCATCATTTATGGGGCTTGATATGACAGATGAACAAATCAGACATTACTACGATACGCATTTAAATATGACGTTGAAAGAACTGTCTCAAATGACAGGCAAAACAATAAAAGAACTTAAGAAAATAATCTTAAGTTAACCATCAAATTAATATATTCACGGAATGATCAAAATGAAAACATATATAGTGACAATTGTTCGATCTAGTTTTGTTGAAATTACAGTTGATGCCAACAGCAAAGATGAAGCTGAAGCATTGGCCTGGGCAGAACAAGATCGTATGCAGTATGAGTGGAATCCCTCTGATGATTGGGAAACACTCAGCATCGATCAGATGTTTGCGAGGGAGGAAGCATGAAAAACCCTTACAAAACTATTCTGGAATCACTGGGTTTGCCCTACAAAACCATCCTTGGTGAATCGTCTGCTAAGACAATCAAGGGCGAATCCATTGGTTACCTGACAGGAATCGTCTACCTTAAACCCGATCACAAAATTTGTTCGATGGCCCGATCAGCGGGTTGTATGTTTGGCTGTTTGGAATCGGCGGGACGGGGCGCATTCAATTCTGTACAGCAAGCAAGGATTAGCAAAACCCGATTCTTTTATGACAATCAGCAAGCCTTTTTGTTGTCGTTTGCTGCCGATGTTTGGTCTATTCAAAACAAAGCCAAAAAGCAAGGGTTCACCCCATTGGTTAGACCTAATGGGACATCAGATATCCCTTATGAGAATTTGATTGTTTGGGACAACAAAAACATTTTCCAATTGTTTCCCGATGTGCAGTTTTACGATTACACAAAACACCCAGCAAGGAACCTGACAGGCAAAACTGCTGGCAACTATGATTTGACCTATTCTTTTAGCGCTGTCACACCTAAGCCCATCACAATCAAGGGTCTACAGAATCCAAACAATTCCAGGGTGGCTGTTGTTTTCCAAAAGCAAGCTGACATTCCTTTGAACTTTAGGGGTTGGGATGTGATCGATGGGGATAACACTGATGTGCGACACATAGAACCCAAAAATGTAGTGGTGGCTTTGTACGCTAAAGGAAAAGCCAAAAAAGACACATCAGGGTTCACTCAGATCTTAGGAGTGCACTATTCATGAAAATTGATGTCCGTTTTTTCATTGTCGTTTGGGATCAAGACAATGGCCCTGACATAAAAGCTGTCTCTGAAAACGAATTCTTAGACCATGAGGGAGAGATAACTTATGACCGATTCACTGTCCGTGAAAACGGGGTCTCACAAATTTGCTTAACTAAAGGGCTTTCATCATGAAAACAAAAAACCAAATTGGTCAAATTGGAGTTATCACTACCCAGGATAGTGTGTCCCTGTGGACAGTCACCGGGGTGCATGAATTGGGTCTAATCGTTTGCTTATGCGACAACTTAGAACAATCGCAAAACGTCAGCAGCGAGAATTTTTGGGTGTTGGTTGACAGTCTTTAAGTGACAATTCCAAAGAATCCCGGATTCGTTCCGGGTTTTTTTGGGTTTGCCAAGTTAGTGAGTACTCACTTCAAGCGCATCGATTTAAAAGGTCTACAATCGATTTTCCGAGTTTTGGCATAGTAGGTATGCACCAGCACAAAAAGCCGCTTCTATGGGCTTTTTGAGGGCATTCTAGGGGCATTGTCACTGGTGTCTCATGCGCTGCTGTGTTTTCAGGTGAAGTGAGTGCTCACTTTCACTCTATTAGGGTAAACCCTAGGTCGGGGGTGAAAAATGAGGGTTTTCAAAAAAAACTCATTTGGTATTTCAGAAGTGAAGTTAACCAATTTTTGAGATCTCAAAGTTTTTGAAAGTTTTGAGATTCCAATGTATTTTGTATTTCAAACGAATTTAAAGAGATTCTCTATTGTTTTATTTAGAGCATCTATTTCATCCATCTTTTTAATTGACCACATTCTCTTTTGACCATGCCAACCTAATACTGGTCCTCTGTGGCAATCAGGACATAATGCAACGCAGGTATATTGAAGCCCTTGTTTGATATGGTGGGCCTCACTTGGTCCAGGGGCATCACACACTGAGCAAGGCAACTCTTTAATGTTTGCCAGATGTATGCGCTCTTCTTTGTTTAATTTGTTGTTCATCCGACATTCCTGGCTTCTGCTCGGGCTGAGTACTGAGTGGTGCGCCATACTTCTATTCGGGCTTGGGCAGCAGTCATCAGCCAGCGATAGTTCTCCTCACGCTCTACAGATACTTTGATGCCCTCAAGGATCTCAATGTAGTCAGGGTGAGCATAGGCGTATATCTCTTGCTTACCCAACACTGTCTCTTGACAACCCTTCATCAGCTTTGCTTTCACTGACTTCCGCATTTCCTCTAGGTACATCCGGTTTGCTTTCGCTTGGGCGTACAAAGGAGCCGTGTCCATTAAATACTGGATGGCTTTGTTTGGGTTTATCTCCATGCACTAATCTCCAATGCTTCTCAGCTAATCTACGAATGCCTTCTGACAAGGAGCCATTCCCCGCCAGCATCAATGCTTGTTCGTGGACAGGACCAACCCTTGCTCGGATAGTCCGTCCTTCTTCACTGATCTTTTTACGACCAGCACCTTTTCTTGAGCCGCCACGTTGTTTCATGGCTTGAATTATAAGCCACAAAATCAAACTGGTTGGGCAATTTCAATGATTGGTCTAGCCTTTTTCAGACGGATTTCTTCTCCAACAATGAACAATGCTTGCTCCATCTCTCTGACCGAACAGTCGTCTAGTTGGGCATCATGAAGGTCCATGATCAGCCTGACAGCGGTCATTTCTGGTCCTGTAAAAGCAAAGCTGCCTCTTTCAACACCTCTTTTACCCATTGTGTAGATGGCATCCTGGGCGGCTTTGATCTCTGTTGCCCAATCAGCACCCAAGTCATCACGGACACGGGCCATAGCTTCTGTCATGTTCACAGCGTTTATCAGCACATCAACGTGTGCTTTTGTGCCCTGACCCGTCAAGATGGAGTCCAAGGCTTCATGGTTCTTCAGCTTTAGTGCCACACCAGCAGTTGGCAAGGCTCCTACCTTCTTCATGCCAGCAATGACCCAACTCATGTTGTCAACACGGACACCACGGGGTTTGTAGTTACTTTTTTTTCGCATCACTTAATTCCATTACAAAAGATGCTCTTGCACCATTACTTCGACCATGCCTATGGTCCCGTACACCTTAGTTGCATGAAGAGACACCACCTGACTGTCGTCCTCAAACACAACCCCATTCATACCGTCAAATATTGCTTTGACAAAGTTATCAATGTCACTTCTTTTGGTTGGACGCTCTTCACCTGATAAACAGGCTTTAAATCGCTTTTTAGGGTAGGAGGCTGGGATGGGTAGGGTAATGTAAATACAGGCCACTATGGGGCCTTCTAGGGGCTTCTGTGACCCCATTGCTTGTCTAGCAGCATCAGAAACCTTGGTTTCGTAGTCAACAGTGGTCTTGGGGCTGTAAGTTGAGACAAACTTGCCTCGTCTAGCAAACCTTGGGCGACCCTTGGGAACTGGTGTACCTTCAACTTGAAAGATTACCGAAAAGGTCATGTCCTGTCCTTGTATCTGTTGTATCTCCAGGCTTTTGCTTCTTTGTCTATGCGTTGCCAGATCTGCTCTTTGTCGTGCTGTTCCATCTCGTTCCACAAAGCAACTTCCATGTAAGTTCTGCCACAGCCCTTACACACCTCGTCATACAAGGTTGTACAGACTGCTATGCAAGGACTGTCAGGCCTCATTCTTTTCCTTTAACGTAGCCCAAGCCGTCTCGTTGCACTTGGCGCATTGGTAGTGGTAGTGGTTGCGGTCTGGCGCGGGGGTCAGTATCCAGCGGTGTTTACATTGGGTCATCGTCATCTTCCACCTCCATGTGATCCAGCAACACTTGCGCTTTGGCGATTTCAAGGCATCCGATGGCGGTTGCCACCATCAACGTCTCGTCGTACTTGTGTACCACCTCCAGCAGCTCATCCACCAGCTTCTGGGACAGCGATCCTTGGTAGTCGTAGGTCATGTGTTCCCCCTTGCTCGGATGGCGGCGGCTTTACCATCTAACAATTCAACACCATCTTTTCCACCTATGTATCCCCATGAGGCATCACGGCGATGTTCTTCATCTGGCTCCACCAACTTTGCACACGCCTCTCTTTCAGCCTCAACAGCCTCACGCATTGCCACACAGGCATAGCGTTTGCAGGTCGGGCCACATGAATGAATGTCCCACTTGTACTTCTCGTCTTGGTCGGCACGGACAAGGGCAACAAGGCGTTCAATCTCTGGCATAAAGTCTTTAAACAAACCCCAATCGTCACCCCCAGCCTCACGGGCCATGTCTATCGTGTCTCTCATGTGTTATTTTCCTTAAGTTCAGCTTGAATGGCATAAAGCAATTCATAACCAGTAAAGCGATACATTAGCTCGTCAATCTTCTCAGGTGTCAGCTCAACCCATTGCCGCTGTGCTGCGGGTGGGGTGGTGTAGAGGTCTGTCAATATAGGGGGCGCACAAACATTCCAATCGACTACGCCATTTTCAGCAACGTACCCCACAGGCTCCCCGCGCTCCGCGCTTTGCACAGGTGCTGGCTTTGACTCGTGCAACGTAATCTTCCCAGTGCCTTTTGGCAAAAGTCCATACATCGTGTCAGGGAACACCATGTTGGAATCTGACCCAACTTCACTGATTACAGGGATGTACTCCACTGGTGTGACAGGCTTGTCACGATCAGCTTTGGCTTTGTCCAACGCCTCTGCCGTGTTAAATCGTATGGAAGGCCCCTGCACAGGCTTGTAAAATTCCACAAAGGGAATCGGTTTAGCCATCAGCTTCTCGCCATCCCACCAGACCTTTGACACCTGAGTGCCATCAGCGGGCTCATAGTCCAGCCCCAACTCTCTGGCGTTCTCTGCCTTCTTGTCGAGGGCTTCCATACGTTTGTATGTGTCTTCAATTCCTGCCTGATAGCCAGCGTCATACGCATCCCATCCTTCGCATTCACAAACATAGCGGTCAGCGTTGTGGCTGGCGTTACGATCAAACCCGTGTGGGGCTTTAGGGTGTGGGTTGCACTTTGGCTCCCGCACAGGTGCTGAACGGGCTTGCTTGATGGCGGTGATTCTTTTCCCAACCGTTTCACATGGGTACGCAGCCTGTATGGATTCAAGTGTCTCCAGCGCCAAGTCCAATGCCAATTCTTCGTCTTTGGTCATGACAGCATCCCCTTACGCTCTGCGTTGATCAGCATCAGGCGGTCAAGCTCCAACACCACTGCGGCCTTAAACACTTCAGGCTCCAAGTCGGTTTGCTGACCACAAGCAGCCAAAGTAATTAACAGGGTGTTGAGAACCACAGAACTTTCATAGCTCTCAACAATAGGTTTGATCTGTTGAAACATTGCTTCAACAGCAGCGTTGTGTATTTTGATTTCGTCTTTAGTCATTTGGCATCCTTCCATTCCCAGCCAAAGCACAACCGCATCATCGTTCGATGCAGCCAAATTGGCTTTTCCTTTATATTGATTTGAAGACCCCCAACCCAATAACCGCCAGCATATTTAGGGTTGAGGTCTGCGAAGATGTAATTTTTTGGCCCATCCAGCTCTGACTCGTAGTCTTTCCAAAAGTCATTGCTCATATTGCGCTACCTTTTCTTGCACAAGGCCAACGATTGGACAAAGTGACCTGGACGTATATGTCTGCGGCCAAATGGCGCTCAGATGGCACTCGCTCTAAAGATTGTTTAATCATGTCTCCCATCTGCCCCACCGTCACAACCCCCGGTGGAATGCAAATCGTGATCCCTGATTGCGAATCAGCAACACCTGAGATGTAGCCATAGGCCCATACGGGCATTGTTGTCAGCCTTGTGTACAAGTCCTGTCCAGTAAATAGGATTGAGCTTTGCTGGGCTTGTGCGCCACAACAAAGCACCGCCAAGATTAATGCTACGGCCTTCATGCTGTGTACTCAATAGCTTGAAGTTTGGAAATCCTAGTGTTGATCTCGGTCACAGTCTTTTGATAGTCGGCCATGATCTTTTCCTTTTTGGCTTGCAAGGCTGCAATCTTCTGTGCGCGAGGATCGTAGTTGTCCGGCACTTCAATCTCAATTTCTTGCTGACCAACGTATGTACGAAATTCGTCATCATCTACCTTGGTGTAAAAAACGAGGTACTCGCCTTCGTCCTCCCAAGAATATTTGCTGTAGAAGATGTGAACAGTGGTTTTGACTTTCATTGCGTTTCCTTTTATGCCGTCATTGGCAAGACAATTATTTATTGAGATAAAGCAAATTAATATAGGGATTTACCCTAATCTAACTCACCGTTTTGAAGCTTGATCATGTAACCCCTGATTCTTTCAACAGAGCCAGGGCCATACATCTTTGTCAACCACTTAATCCGAACAGGCGTTAAGACCTTTTGCTTGGTTGACTGATACGTTCCATACAGAACTCTGGCCTCACCAAGCTCAATCATGTATTGGTCGCTATCAGTTGGCTTCATCCAGGTCACCAGTTAATCGGAGTGCTTGGTCAATGATGTGTGCTGGGTAAGGCACTCCTTCACGCACCTTGTCCAGTATTTGCATTGCTTGGTAATGGCTCATGCCTTCCTCAATACTTGGTTGATTTGTTGACGGATGTGGTCAGGCATTGGAGCAGCCTTTTGTCTGTCAGCAGCAATCTGAAGCAACACAGGGTCAGGACCGGAATGTTGGGCAGGAACTGTTGTCCGCGCAACGTCAGCAGCTTGTTGGGCAAAGGTCTTGTTTTCTTTAATTTCAAAAACATCTTGCCAACCACTAGTGATGGATTTTTCAAGTACTGCCTGAATGTCCTGCCCAGCATCCTTAAACTTTTTAAGCTTTGCAATCAAAAGCTCGATAGCCTTTTCCGTTGGTGGTTTCTTCATCTTTTTCCGCATCTCAAGAAATGCGTACCAAGTCTCCAAAGGAATCCATTCAGGCCAAACATAGGAAGCGACAGCGAACTTCTCCTTCTTTGGTTCTTGGTTAATGGTTATTGGTTTATGGTTATTGGTTGGTTGAACGTCCGTTGAACGGATGCTTGACCTGCGTTCAGCGGATGCTTTACCAGCCTTAGACGCTTGCTCAACTTTTGAGTGGTAATGTTGTATTTCCTTGTCTGCCCTTGGAGAAACAAAGCCAGCATCAGTGGAGACAAAGAACTCATTCAGGACTGTAAGAACGTCCTGCTCCTGATCCCTCATGCCTATTTGACGAGCAATGTCTCGCTGTCTGATGGGCTGCTCATGGAGGTAATAGAAGTCCAGAAGCCTACGATAAGCAAGGTCTTCAATCAAGGAAAGATGACGAGTGTGACTAGCGTAGTCGCCAATGTGAAATTGGTAGTAGTGCATGATTTTCCGTTCAAAACCCCACTTCAGAAGAAACGCACAGGCAGGTGGAAGGGGACACTTTTCGGTCGGGTAATTAGTCCGACCTAGCCTGGGTTTCATTAAACTATATCACTTTATTCCGGCTCTGGAATAAGTCTTCATTTCTTTACGCTCAGTAGTCTTTGCCACAACATTCACGTTCATGTTTGACTTCTCTGTTTTGGTAAACAAAGAAGACGGTTTGGAGCGCCAATCAAAGGGGCTTGGTTTGGTAGATTTCATGTAATTCCTTTAGTCGCTTCTTAGAAGCAATCTCTAGTGCTGTTGCTAGGACCGCAACAATACCAGCTTCTAGATCATCTGGGTGCAGCAATGGCTCCAGTTGATCGGTGGCATGGACTATTAGCTCGTAAGCTAAAGCAAATTCGTGTGTTTGGTGGCTCATGGGATGAGCCTAACGCAAGAAAACAGAAAAATCTATTAGGGTATATCCCTATATAAACACCATAAAAAGCTTGATACATTCACATCTGCTTTAACAAAAAAGGAGATATCAATGAATGTTCAAGCACTAAGAAAAGTAAGGAAGTTGTTCTGCGTCAATGGTGTTCCAACACACATCCAACGTCATAACTGCAAGCAGTGGGTCAAGTCAATTCGCTTCCTGGGCGACAAGTGGCTCCTCGCAACTCCGGTAACAAAATCATGAGCAACGTAATCAAAACCACCTTTGCTGGCAAAAGCCCATTTCGTAACGTCAAGGAAGTAGACCTCACTACCTTGCGTGTTACTACTGATCAACCAAAGAAGCGTGTTGCTCGGTTTTACAAATACGACTCTGTGTTTAAAGATCTTGACATAGGGAAATCCATCTCATGCCAACCGAAAGATTGCGATAAGGTTGCACAAGCACTGCGCTCTTACGTCATACGCAATAAAAAGCCTTGGCTTGTTAAGGGACAGATGTACTACACCAAGACCACAGCCCGTGTATTTGTATTGGAGATGAAATGAAAGACTTTTTGCAACAGGCCAAAGAAGACTTGCATGATGTGCAGTATTGCCCCTACTGCATGGAACCTCGTAACGACAAACGCTCTTGCTGTGGTGAGAACCACTTCTTAGAGTTCCAAGACTTTGATGATGAGACACAAAATCAAATCATCCAAGACGAATATGACTCAACTATCTGGAAATAAAATGTCTATTTATAAAAAACTGAGTGATGTAAGAGAACACTTCCATGAGTTGGAATTGAAGAAGACGGGGCATAACAAGTTCGCTGGCTACAAGTATTTTGAACTTGGAGACTTCTTGATTCCTGCGCTTAAAGTGTTGAAAATTTACGGCATTGTTTCTGTGATTTCTTTTGGAAAAGAAGTTGCAACCTTGAGGCTGATTGACATTGACAAGCCAGATGACTTCATTGAAATCGCCTCTCCCATGTCATCTGCGGCTCTTAAAGGGGCGCATGAAATCCAAAACCTTGGGGCAGTACAAACCTACCTCCGCAGGTATTTGTGGGTTGCTGCGCTTGAGATTGTTGAACACGATGCAATCGACTCGTCTGACAAAGTAACAGATGAAGGCATCAAGAAAAAAGGTAACGCACCAGTAGTCACACCCCGTGGTGGTATTGGTGACGATCTCCCACAAGACATCAAAGAATTCCTGACTGACTTGGCAGCAGGAGCAACAGAGTTGGTTAACCAGGGTAAGGCTAAAGATGCTCTTGCCTTGATTGACGAACAGGCTTTGGAGGCTGATCAGCGTGTCTGGTTGGCTAACCAAATGCCTTCCACCGTGCGTTCTGCACTAAAGAAAATTAAAGAGGTAAATAATGGCTGATTTCGACAATACAAACCGTGGATCGTTGTTCAAGAACGACAAAAAAACAGAGGAAAAGCACCCAGATATGAGTGGTTCCATCAATATTGATGGCATCGAATACTGGATTTCTGGATGGAAAAAGAAGAGCAAGGCAGATGTAGGATTTATCAGCCTGTCTGTGCGCCCTAAAGAACAGACGCGCCAATCAAGCCAGCCAACCCAAAAAGCCAAATCAGACAATTGGGATGATGATCTGCCCTTTTAATTAATAACGGGGAAAGCGGATGCTGCGAAAAGGAAATGAGGCGCTGATCTCTATGTCAGCCGCAGACGTAGCGAGTACCCACCTTCAAGGAATGAATATGAACTTCAAAGAATTTTTCAGCAGCAATCCTTTGGACCTTTTCCCAAGGGTAAGAAAAGACGATCCCATAACCTCGTTTGAAGCAGCAGACAGCATCAAAGAAGTCTCTGCCAAGCATCACAAGATAATTCTTGAGTGCTTAGAAAAGAACGGGCCGCTTGGCAAAGATGGCATTGCAAGGCTAACTGGCCTTGAGAGCAATCAAGTTGCAAGACGCTTAAACGAATTAAAGGTCATGTGCCTTATCGTTTTGACAGGCAACACAGTCAAATCAAACAGTGGTCGTAATGAAAGAGAGTGGACAGTATGAGCTTTGCAGAAATTGAACTTGAAGTTATCCGTTGGGGTGAGGCCCGTCAGATTGTCCAGCACAGCAATCCAAGAGCGCAAGCCATTAAAACACTTGAGGAAGTTGGTGAGCTAATTCAAGCTATCACTGACAATGACAGAGAGGCCATGATTGACGCATACGGCGATATTCTGGTTACCCTTGTCATGGGTTGTGCCACTGCTGATTTGGACCTTGTAAGCTGTTTTAAACACGCCTATGAACAGATTAAAGACCGCAAGGGTCATCTGTCACCAGAAGGAATCTTTATCAAGGAGTCGTGATGATTGATAAAATCCTTGACGAACGAGGCAAGCGTTATGGCAAGTTTGTTGATGTTGCCAGAGCAACAAGTGCAATCCAAGAAGCAGTGTTTGAGCAAATGGAGCTTGATAAACTAAACACACTTGCACCAGATCAAACCGTTGCGCTTGACATGATCTGCCACAAACTTGCAAGGATTGCTATTGGTGATCCAGATTACGTTGATAACTGGATCGACATTGCTGGATACGCTCAACTTGTTGCAGACCGCTTACAAGGACTTGAGCGTTAACCGCCAAACAATGCCAAAGCTTGATTGGTGTGCTTGATTCGGTCATCAAGGCCGATAGTGCCGCCATTGATCTTCTTTGTCAGAGCCAAGTGATTCCCAGACTCAGCAATTGCGTTGAGCTTCTGGGTATCCCAAAACCACCCAGCCGTTAGAGCAGCGTACTGAGGTGTAGCAACCAAGTCAGGCTCCATGATGAAGTCCACACCCAAAGCCTTGCCAGCATGGTGATAGTTGGCAGTACCAGTTAGCTGAATACAACCACGGCCACGAAACCTATAGCCATCACCAGAAGCCTCATCCCGATTTGACATACGGTTACTGTAAATACGGTTTGCAATCTTCTTTGGTTGACGCTCATAAGCAGCAGCTTCTTCAGGTGTAAATCCCCATGTTCTACGAGGTGTACGGGGGAACAACTTTAACAGGGTGGCAGCACGGTAATTCAGGTTCTCTTCCAACACCCTGAAGTTGGCACTCTCATGACCACATTGACCAATGAATGCGGCCATTTGCATAGGGCTTGTGATGCCAAACCGCTGAAATGTGTGGTTCAGCGCATCAGCCCACTCAGGCGCAATGTGTAGTTGTTTTAGTTGATCAGTTGTTACCATTGATGATGCTCCTCATGTTTTCGTAAGCTGCCACACAAGCATTTAGCTGGTTGATAGCTTTGTCGCCTTCCGCTGCAATCTCTGCAATCAGTCTCAAGGTTTCGCGCTCGGACTGTCCTGGATCACTAGGAGCTTGGTCAGGCGGTCCACTAGGTTTGCTTCCCGCTTCATTGCTATCTCTGGCGGCAACGGGGGGATTTGGGGTGGCTTGTACGCAACTTGGGGAGGGGAGCCGCACCCTACCAGCAGCAATGAGCTTATTAAGATCAGTTTGTTTTTGAGAGACAACATCATTGGCTTTCCTCAGTTCAGTTTCTTTGTCAGCAACAACCTTTGCCATTGATTGCTCTTTGGCTCGGGACTCCTCATTTTTCTTGGCGATCTCAGCTTGCATCTCAACATCACGATCACCCCAGCCACTTTTATATCCGTACTTGTAGATTCCAAATAGGGCAAGCAGCACAAGCAGCACTGCTATGCCCGTGCGCTGTATTGACGTCATGATGCTTCCTTACGCGCAAGTGCTATTTCTGCGCGTTCATCATCAGGCTCTTGATGCTCTGGTGGTGTTGTGGGAGGTGGTCCAGGTGTCCATGTCTCATCAAGTTCAGGATTCTTGTATCCCATCCAGTTGAAGTCGGGCATTGCAGGTGGTGGTGCAACGTAAACCTGTGGAGGAGGGCTTGGTGGTGCTACAGGAGGAGGATTTAAGGTCTTGGCCGCACCAGATACAGCACGTTTACCAACAATACCCCCAATACCCCCAACGATCAGTAGCACGATGTCGTTCAGCATCTTGGTATATGCCTGATCGATAGGAGCCATCGACTTGATAGGTTGGGTCACAAAGGTAACCGAATACAGCAATGCTGCAACGATCCCCGCAAGGATTAGCGTGATCATGATGACCACGAAACCCCAAACCCTTACCTCAATATCTTCACTGCTTAGGTGTTTCATTAGAAGGTTTTGTTGCGTCAATTTGTTTCTCCAAGATAGGGGCCACTAAATATTCTGGACAGTCTTGAGTGAACAAGCACCGGGGCTTGGAGCATTCAGGCTTGTGGAAATTGTCCGGGTTTTGGCAAGCGTAGCGATAAGTGTTGTCACACCCCACCAGCGCCAGCAAAACAAAAATCAGTGCAATTTTCATATGCCTAGTTTCTCCAAGAAGGCTTCAATGACTCGGTTGGCGATCTCTGGGGGCAAGAACTGAAGAAACTTAAACCCCACCCAAATAAAGGCAAGGTAGCAGTTGATTTTGATCCACTTGTCAAAACCATCTTTGGCTTCTTTCCACTTGTCCATGTCATGAACCGCACCCGTAGTCAGAACAGTAAAAGACAATTTCCAGAATGCCCCAGAAGAGGATGATCGCAATGACAGAGATAAGCGTGATGGCAATGGTCAACTCAATCACCTCTTTGCGTCTCTTGGCTGCGTTGACTGCACGGGCAGCTTCTCTGCGCTGCTCGGCAACATCCTCTTGGTTCATCTCCGCAACACGCTGCTGGATGTTGTTCCAGATGTCCATGTTGTTGGTGGAAAAGAACATACCCTTGAGTTGTTCCTCGAAATCCCTTTGAGCCTTCAGCGCCAACTCGATCTCAATGGCCTTGCCCATGTTGGAGCCACCGGCCTTCTTAGCCTCTTGCGCTGCCTTGGTGGCCGTGTGCTTGGCGTCAAAGTATTTGCCAATCAGCGGCCCAAGACTTGAGACATCATCGACCGTTGCCGATGCCTTTTTAATCATGTTGACAGCCGCGCTCACTGCGGCCATCGCGGAAATCGGATCGATCATTACAGCCCCCTTACGACAACTAAGGCGACCTGCAATAGCCACCACACGACAAGTATGCCTATGGCGATTTTAACCCTCATGACAGCACCCAGATAAATATCTTGGCGCACCAAATGACTACCCCAACCAGAAGGACCGCAGCAATGAAGCTAACGGCCCATTCTTTCATTTGAGTATCCACACAGCCGAGAATATCGTCCCGGCCATTGACAATATCATGATCCCGGCAGTCTTGAGCAGGATGCCTTCAAGACGTTTGAGCCTGGCGTTAATTTGCTCATAACGGATGGCGCAGACTTCCTCGTGAGTGGACAGTCGTGCTTCTGTGGCGTTGATGTTGGTCATTACGCGTCCTAGATCAAGACGCTTACGCGTCTTCTGCGCCTTCAAACTCGGGCTTTTGCTTGATGATCTGATACAGGGCAGCGCGGTCAGCACCAGCCACATACTCGTCACCAGCAACTTGCACCTTGCCAGCGGACAGTGGCTGCTTGCCAGCTTCACGGGCTTCTTTGGATGCGTAGCCGTAGAAGGTCACTTCAGTGCCTTTGCCTTTGAAGTCTTCTTGAACAGCACCGATGTTCCAGTATGTCGCGGGGATGCCAAAGTCTGTATCGACTGATTTGATGAGGGCCATTTGGGTTTCTCCGTTGTGAAATAAATCTTTGTTGGGTCAGGTTTAGGTGCGTGAAAGTCAATTTCACCCGACCCACGAGGTGTTATGTGAAGGTCAACCAAGTCTTCCATCACGCCACTACCGCAAGTCGGCGGATTGTACCGCCCGAGTCTTTGATCTCAACGTAGCCTTGAACAGTCAAAGCCATGCTTGCTGTGTATGTACCAAAACGCACGTTGCCTGTTCCTTTGGGTGTCAGAGCAAGGTCGATGTTGGTGTCGTTTCCTTGAGCAGACAAAACAGGCGCAACACCAGCAGTTGTGCCTGCAACTTGCAAGTTGTTAATTGCTGCGTTTGTTCCATCAATACGAAATTGAGTTGCACCAGAGTTTCCAGACCGAATAACAACTGCGCTAGTACCTTTTGAGGTAATTATTAAAGCAGCATTGGCATCAGACCCTTGGGCAGAAATCGTTGGCGCACCACCAGTAGCCGCCCCCGTCACCTGCACGAAGTTCACAGCAGAGGCTGTGTTCGCAATACGGACTTGCTCGGTGGCAGTGTTGTTTGTGTACAGTTGAATGGCCGATGTACCCCAAGAGGTAATGCCCAGACCTGAGTTACCACCACCAGAAACTGTTTGCGCTCCAATTACAGGGCGACCAAACGGTGAGCTAACGGCAAAAATAAAGTCGGTTGCAGTTCCGCTGGAGTCCCTAACACGCAACGCCTCACCAGCCGGAGTGAGAAACGACATTGAAGCGCCAAGACCGCGAACAACCGTACCAGCACCCACAGTCGCATAAGCAGCAGCACCGCTACCACCGCCACCTGAGAAGGTCACAGTGGGTTGTTCAACGTAGCCAGAGCCTGCTGTTCCGATAGAAATTGCGGAAACACCAAAATTCAAATTAAATGTTGCGCCGGAACCAGTACCACCAGTAACACTGACAGGGTTTGTTGGAAGTACCGTGTATGCACCCTGATTTGTTACTGAAATGGCTGTGATTACGCCAGCAGATACTGTGGATACGGTGGCTGTTATTGCGGTTGAAAAAGTACCTCCAACAAATGTAATCGTATTTCCTACGGTATACCCGGTTCCACCAGAAACAATGGTTGGTGTCCCAAAGTTACGCATCGTTATGGTCGCAGTGGCTTGAACCCCCCCTGCTGTCGTTGGCGCAGAAACTGCAACAGTTGGGGTGCTTGTGTAAGCAGACCCGTTTGCCGTTAATGTCAACGCAGTAACAGTACCGCCGTTGCTGATGTTCACCCCTGAGCTGCCGGGAGCGAGGTTGATGGCTCCTGTGCCTTTGGATTGGAAGACTTGGGAGATGTTGGTGTCGGAGCCACGCACGCCAAATATAGGGGCTGCTCCCGCTGCTGAACCAGTAACCGTGGTTTGGTTAGCGATTGTCCCAGCAGTGTGGATTACGCGAAATTGTTCTGAGCTACCAGCACCGCTAAAGAAACGATGGGGTTGACCGCCTTTAGCTTCAAACAGTAGTGCAATTGCTGCATCGCTACCTTGTGCGCTAATTACCGGAGCACCACCAGTAGCCGCACCCGTCACCTGCGCATAGTTGACTGCGGAGGCTGTGTGAGCTACAGCAAGCTGAGTTGTAGAAGTCGAAGATTGGATAAAGGTGGTTCCAGTACCCGCCACACCAAAAATTGCATTGTTTCCTGATGCAATAAGTGTTGGCGTTGTGGCTGCGCCAGTAGCAGTCCAAAATCTAGTTGATCCTGTGCCAAGGTTTGTTGTCCCCGTAGCAGTCAGCGTAGTAAACGTACCCGCAGCAGGGGTTGTCGCCCCAACGGTAGTCCCGTTTATCGTGCCGCCTGTGATGGCTACAGCATTGGCATCTTGCTGGGCCATTGTGCCCAAGGTGCCGTCGATGCCAGTCAAGACGTTGATCTGGTCTTGCAGGTCCACCAGTGTGTCCAGCACCTGTTGGCTCGTGCCGCCGCCGGAGGTCACCAGCTTGATCTTCTCGGCCAGGTCAGGTGCTACGACCTCACCCACGTTCATCTCACGGCCAGTGGACAGGGTAATAACCAGTGAGCCGTCGAAGTCGATGCGAGCATCTACCACCGACACGCCGTCTTGGCCATCTTGACCGTCTTGGCCGTCCTTGCCGTCCTTGCCATCACGGCCTGGCAGACCGTCTCGGCCCGCTGGACCGTCCTTGCCCGCCGGGCCGTCCTTGCCGTCCTCACCGTTCTTCAACGAGGCGACTTTGCTCTGGATGTCGTAGTTCAGGCTGTCGAACTTGCCCTCGAAATCCGATTTGATCTTCTTGAGACCTTGGATCACCAGCTCGGCGCTCTTGCCGATGGAGATTTGCCTTTGCTCTTCCAAATGGGCCATCGCCGATTTTTGAAGCTCCAGCACAGCCGTCATCTGCTCATCGGCTGTCATCCCTTCGAGGTTTTTCAACAGTTCCATTATTTCAACTCCGAGGTGATGCGGTCAAGAAATGCCTTCTCTATCTTTTCCGACATCTGCAACTCGACCATCTTGCTCTTGTTCTTCATGTCAGCTTCCTTGAGCATCAACTCAGCGATCTTCACCCGCTTGTCGAACTCGTTGGACTCGTTGCCTGCTGGCAGGTTCTTGGTTGTCGATGCGATCACCTTGGCCTGCACCTCCTGCGGCATGAGCTGCGCCTCGGCCATCAGCTTGGTCGCCTCTGCCCGGTTCTGCTCGGCCTGCGTGGTGTTCACCGCGATCTGAGCCTGCGCCGCTTGCATGGCCAACTGCTGCTGGGCCTGCTGCATGGCTTGTGCCTGTGGGTCTGGCTGGCTCATCTGGTCCAGCGCTGCCATCAGTTCGTAGCGGTTGGAGAGGCTGGAGTTGCCCAAGATGCCCTTCAAGATCAGCGGCAGCACTGGCGTGTTTGGACCCAGTGTCTGCAAGAGACCAATGAACTGCTGCTGCTCGTACTCACGGGCAATGATGCCCAGCGTCGCCGTTGGCACGAACTTCATGTCCACGCTCGGATAGCGCTCGGGGTCGAACTGCATGTACCTGAACGCCGCCTTTTGGATGAACGGGATCAGGAAGTCTTCTTGGAAGTTGACCAGCGTGCGCTTGTACTTCTTGATGATCGTGGCCACAGCCATGCTCATGCCAGCACCGTCTCGGCTGACTTGGCTGACCATGCCTTGGCTGTCCAGCGTGCCAGTGGCTTGCAAGAGCATACGCTCGAACTCTTTGGCCGTGTTCAGGTTGTTCAGGCTCGTCTCGCCGAACTTGAACGGGTACAGAATCTCGGCTGGGTTGCCGTTGACCATGAACGCTTTGCCTGGCTTGACCTCGAACCGGGCGCCGCGTGGCAGTCGGGTGGCGTCCATGCCCATCATAGGTGAGGTCGTCAGGGCCAGCGAGTCTAAGTGGCTCCTGACTTGAGCGTCAATCGCCTTTTGCATGTTGTAAGACTTTTCCACCGTGCCACGGCCGAGCAGGCGGTTGGGCACAGTGTCGTCTTGGTAGCTCAGGACCGGGCGGTCCTTCATCATGTACGGGTTCTCTTCCGCTTTGAGCAGCAGACTGCCGTTGGCGATCACAACAATCGCCTCGACCATGTCCGAATAGTCCTCAGCCGCTGAATCGTCAGGGAACAAGTCCTCGACCTCAGTGTCTTCCTCTGTTAGGTATTCGCGTGGCACCAGACCGTAGTACTTCAACAGCAGCACTTTTTCATCGCGGTACTGACTCATCTCCTGAGTCGGCTCCAGATCGGTGTCCTCATACGTTGGGGTGATGTTCACCTTGCGGTAAATGCCCTTTTCGATGCCTTCGACGATCTTGTGGATGCCCACATACGACTCAATCGCCACGCCCATGCAGTCGTCTACAGACGTGCCGTTGGGGTCAAACAAGAAGTTTTTCGGGTTGACGGGCATGATTTTGACCGCAATCCGGCTTTTTTCCACCACGCCGATGGCCGCTTGGCCAACTTGCCCTGGAATTGCCTGTGTTGCTGGTTCAAATATCTTTTCCGTCTTCACGACGATCTCGCCGATGCCTGTGCCGTAGATTTCGGCCATCAGCTCGATCTGATCAATCGCTTTTCTGATCTTGTCCTGCTTGAAGTCCTCCATGAGCTGGTTTTTCAGCACTTCAACGTCCAACGGACTGCCGTTGACGTCTTTAAGGTCGTCTTCAATGTCGAAAAAGTCGCCTTGCCCGAAGATCGCTTCCATGATCTCCGCGTGCCGGGTCTCCACCGCCTGCTGGGTAGCAGGAGTCACGATGCGTGAGCGCTCTGACTCGCGTGTTTTGTCTTCGGAAGCCCACTCACCACGGAAAATGCGCTCGTATTCGAGGTAATCGTCCAGAAAGTTGGTGTTGCGGTAGTCGCGCCAGCGGTCGCAATGGTCAACGACGAAAGCCGTCAGCTCCTTGTCGTTCTCTGTCGGCTCGTCGAACTCATTTTGATCCATTTTTGACCCCTGAAATTACCACCGTCAAGGCTTGTTCGACAGGTAGTTTATTGCGGATTGCAAGACAAGCACATTGTCTTTTGCGTTGCCAAGCATTGTATTGCAGTACTGGCAAAGCAACCCCCTTACTTTACCCGTTTCATGGCAGTGGTCAACAAACAGCCTGCGCTTGAGGTTGTTTTCGTGCGTTTTGCAGATTTTGCATGAGCTGTTTTGCGCAGCCAACATCGCTGCATATTGCTCTTGGCTCAACCCATACAACGCTTTTAAACTGTAGCCACGCGATCTGTCTTTATTAACTCTATAGTATTCAGTTAGCTTTTGTTTTTCTTTTGCTGGATTTTTTGCGTAATTGATCTTTCTGTTCGCCTTTGCGCAATCCAAGCAGTAAGACGACAAACCTGTTTTCTTGGATTTATCTTTGCCAAACGCGGAAAAAAACTTATCCTGCTCGCATTTTGGGCATCGCTTTGTGGCTTCAGACACCAGAGATAACATCAAGTGGCTCCCAATCATCAGACTCGTCGTCTTGAAAGTAAGACGTCACCGCGAGCTGGTCAATATAAGACAGGGCGTCGGGTAGATCGTCGTGCACCCCCTGAGAAGGGAATAGCAAAAGCTGGTCCACGAACGTGTCCCAGTCTTCTTCGCTGTTCAGGACGATTCTACCGTGTTCAAATCGGCCTTGCAAAGACCAAATCACCCTGTCTGTTTTCTTCCGATTGCCATGCGTCAGGTCCACAATATGACTGTAGACGTTGTTTTTTCGCATCAAATCCGACAAATACGGCAGAACCGCGTTCTTGAGCGCGCCTCTTTCGATGCCGATGGACAGCGGGCGATAGTCCCGCATCTTCATCAGTATCTTCGCCGCCGTTTCGCGGATATCCCAGCGTCCGTGCTCGATCTCTTTCACGAACCACTTGCCGTCGTCCGTCACCTTCACCACCGCAATCGCCGACTCGTCCAGCCTTTTTTTGCTGTTGGCCGCCTGCTTGGCCACTTCTTCAAACCCAGCCAAGTCGACTGCCACGAAGTAAC